AAAGCGACCAGCCTGGCAAGAGATCTTCCGGCATTTCTGGCGGCAGGATATAAGCTGGAAAAAGCCTGCTGCGTTGATCAATTTTGTCAGACTGTTCACGTTGAAACTGTGGCTTTACTTTCCCGTAAATAGGCGGTTTTACAGGCTTGAAACTGTGAAGTTCAGTCTATTTGCCACCGATTTGCCACCCACAAAACAAAATATCGTAAAATTATAGAAAAACGGTTGAACACTCTGAACGAATCAGGGATGTTCAACCGTTTATTTTTATGCCTGTATTTTCTTTTCAAACACATCCACAGCGAACTGCTGCATACTTTCAGTATTGAACGTATATGTCTGTAATGTGGTTGCTATATCTTTATGGCCAAGGCGTTCCATAACAGTCTTTGGATTTACGCCACCTTCTGCCAGCATGGTACCATGTGTATGTCTCAGACAGTGGGCGTGGAACAGGTGGTTACCAAGTTCCCAGTGAATGACTCTGGCACAGTATTTGAAAGAGTCAGGTGTGACCAGTTCACCATTGTCTTTTACGCACAGTGGCGTGATCTCTTTATGTGGGACTGTTATGTCAGCCCTGACCTGAGTGATAGAGTTATCTGGCAGCAGGTAAGTCTTCAGATATGCACCGCCATATTTCAGCCGGTTTATTTTTCTTTGTTTTATCGCATATTTCAGTTCTTTTTCAAGTGTCTGCCCTATTTTGACAGTGCGGTGGGAGTCATACTTAGGTGGTTTGATGAACCAGGTCTTTTCAATCTTGTACATCTGACCTTTGATCTTCAGTTCATGTTTGGAAAAATCCACATCTTCTTCCAGGTCTATAGCGAAGGTCTCACCGATTCGTGTCCCGACATTGTAAGGTACTACAAGGGAAAGGTGAAAATAACTGGTTTCTGGAAAACGTGCAAGGATCCTGTCAAATTCTTCTTTGGGGCAGATGTATTCAGTATGAGCCTTTGCATCTACATCTATTGGCATCTTACCGACTTTTACCGGAATGCAGGGATTAGACTGAATATAATTCAGCGGCAGTATGGCGTAATTCATGGCACCTTGCAGACAGGTCAGAGTATTTTTTATCATACTTTTGGACAGACCCTTTAGCTTCATGTCATTGATCCATTCCTGGACCTTATCAGGAGCATACTGAAAACTGCTTAATTTGTAGATACCAAAAGCAGGTTTTAAATGCAGCCTGATCTTTGATTCATAATCACGATAGGTATTATAAGTGTACCCATGGTCAATATTTTTCTTTATTACAGTTTCCAGCCAATAGTCCAGGTAATCAGCAACGCTGATCTCTTTGGGTGAGAATGATCTGCCGGTATTGTTATATTCTGCAATGGCGGCAGCCCTTGCATCTAATGCTTCTTTCTGGGTGCGGAATCCACCCTTTTCAATCTTGTTTCGTTCGCCATTAATCTTGGCAGTGTCAAAATAGTAAGACCAGGTCTTACCTCTTTTTCTTACACCTTCAGCCATAGTTTCATCATCCTTTCTAAAAATGGGTATAAAAATAACAGCCAAACATTTGTGTGGCTTGTTTGACTGTTCCCATTATGGTAGAATGATTATTGGAATTTTATACATCCATCCCATAACGGGAACAGAGGACCGTCTTGATGCGCCAACATCAGGGCGGTTTTCTATATTAAAATCAATTTGTAACTAATGTAACCGATTGTAACTAGTTTGTAACTGTTATAATGCCTTATTTTATGCGGATGTAACTAATGTAACTAATTTTGACAATGTTCTTATTATAAATATTTTTATTATAAAAAAATAAATTAAAAATATAAAAGTAAGTAAATAATAAAAATATATAATATATAAGGGAAAATGAGTTACACAGTTACAAAAATGCCCCGAAGCCTTGTATTTACTGGACTTCTGGCAGTTTCGGAACAGTTACAAATGAGTTACAATGAGTTACAAAACTGGTTACAAACTAATGATTTTTCAAATATTCTTCAAATTCTTCCATAGACATAAGAATTTTTCTTGGTTTTGTTCCATTCTCAGGCCCTATAACTCCTGCATCACAAAGCTGATCCATAATTCTTGCCGCTCTGTTGAAACCAATTTTAAACATTCTCTGTAGCATTCCAACATACGCATTTTCTTTTTCAATAATAAGTTTACCTGCTTCTTCAAAATGTACATCACGGTCATAAGTTCCATCTTCTTGCCTTGGTATTCTTGCGTCTGAAACAATATCAGTTTTAGAATCAATCAGGGAGATTAAAAAGTCTCTATCCCACAGCACAATGCCGATTTTTGAAGCTAACTCTTTCGCTTGACGTGTAAAATATCTGTTTGTGAGAACAACTCCCACATTAGCATCATAATATTTCATACCACCAGTAACCTGATATACTGCGTCTACTCCGATATCTGAAGAATAACATTTACATTGGATGGCATATTTTATTTTGTTTTGAGTTGCAATAATATCAGCACCAAAATCGCCACTTGTGGATGTCACAGATACGTCTATAAAACCATTTTTCCGTAGCAGATCAGCACAATATACTTCAAAATCAGTACCAGTCATGTAATCAAATTTGTCATTATATAGTTCAATATGTTCATTCATTGTCTGAACTGGTTCGTCTGATGTTATGTTTTCAACAGGTGCAGGTATTTCAGAAAAATCAATTTGTTGAACAATTGGCGGCTGCACTTTCTCTGAAATTAATGATGAATACCATATGTCCAGTAATGCAATTATTACAATCACAATGATATAACTGGAATGTGCTCTTTTCATCATTGTAGAAGGGGCTTTGCATAAATATAGCAGCCAAAAATGTAGGAGCAGGAAACAGAACGGAGAAAAAACAGAAAATATAAATTTGTATGTTTTATTTTTGGTTCTGTTAGCAAGCCCATATGTTTCGCAAAGGAAACATACCAGAGCTGATGGAATAGAAAAATAAAGTTTAGTGCCGGAAGAAGTAACGGAGATAATCAGTAATGTGATACTTGTTATGAGAATTATCTCTTTACGAAGCCCAGTCTTTTTATCTTTCATGTCGTACCTTTTTCCATAATTTACCACTTGACAATAACAAACGGATGTTCGATAATGTATTTATCGCTACTGTTTCGGGTCGTGTGGTTCACGAAGGGGATGGATGTATTGGACTATAAAAGAAAAATAATGGAAATGCTCGATCATGCAGATGATAGACGGTTACGTCTGATCTACATATATGTCAGAGCAATTCTGGGACTGAATTAATTCAGTCCCTTTTTTCTTGCAGTAGTTCAACCATCTTTTTCAAAGATTCCCAGTCAGATTCATCCAGTGCAGCGAGCATTGATATAAATCTTCTCTTAAAAGAATCTTCTTCTCCCTTTAATAATTCACCAACAAAGTTAGAAATCTGTTCATCCCTGGGAGCTTCGATAAACATGCTATCGTCTCCGCCTTCGCCAGTTCTCAACCAATTCTCATTGACTTTACCTTTTGGTGGGAAATTCGTTTTGCATATTAGAGAGATTACCGCATCACTGGGTTTTCGTCTTCCGGTTTCATACCCACCGATATTATCACGGGGAGTTCCGACTTTGTCTGCAAATTCTTGTTGAGTTAAGTCTAATGTTTTTCTTAACTTCTTTAATCGTTCATTCAATTTTGTCTCACCTCTTTTCTTATTTGTATTGTACATCATTACAGATTAAAAATCAACATATTTTTGTGACCATGACACAAAAACCTTACTAAGTCACAAAAAATGTATTGACAAATGTGGCAATGTCATATATTATAATGGCATAGTCACAAAGACGAACAGCAAATGACACATCAGTCTTTGTTGATTACAACGTCAGTTCAGTCCCATCCACTGAACTGATAAGTCAATAAGGAAAGCAGGAAAGAATGGGTGAAGCGAGAGGGCGGCTTACAAGTAACATGGCAGTTATGCTGACAAACGTATCAGACAGAGTGAGTGCAGAATAAACAAGACCTATCAAAGCAGTTGAAGAAAGTAGGAACGGTAGAACAAGAAAGCACAGTGTTCGGAACTATTTGAAGAAAACTGAACAGGTTGAGCCAATCAACACTTTACTCCTTAACCAAGAAGCCGTTAAACGGAAGAATCAACCGAGCGAGAGGACACAGTACCTTGTTGACTTACATTGTCCAAGCGAAGCAAGACTATAACCAAGAGAAAGGAAGTGAAAAGTTATGTCAGAAAAAGAAAAGAAGATTCTTGAAACAATTGCAACCGCAGTACCTAAGATGTCTGAGTTTGATAAAGGCTATCTGTTGGGAATGGGTGAAGCAATGGTAAAGCAGAAAGAAAAAGACAAACCAGAAAAGAAAGAAGGTCAGTAAATGTCAAATGTGTTAATTCCCATCAATTTTGATGGGGAACAGCCGACAGTATCAGCAAGAGATTTACATGCAGGTTTGGGAATTTCTGAAAGGTTTCAGTCATGGTTCAATAGACAGTTACAATACGGATTTCAGGAAAGTACTGATTATGTAGGGTGTAAAGAATTTAACACCCTGGCAAGGCAGGAATTACAAGATTATGAGATTTCCGTAGATATGGCAAAGCAGATCTGCATGATCCAGAGGTCTGAAAAAGGCAGACAGTACCGTCAGTACTTCATTGACTTGGAGAAAGCATGGAATACGCCGGAACAGGTTCTTGCAAGGGCGTTGAAAATTGCTGACAAGGAAATTGAAAAATTAAAGTCAAGTAATACAGCATTACTTGAAGATGTTCAGAGGATGAAACCCCAAGAAACCTTTGCTGATGCAGTAGCTGCAAGCCACACATCCATATTAATTGGAGAGCTGGCAAAGATCCTGAAGCAGAACGGTGTTGAGACTGGACAGCGTAGATTATTCACATGGATGAGAGATAATGGGTACTTAATTAAAACCGGATCAAGTAGAAATATGCCAACACAGAAATCTATGGAACTTGGTCTGTTTGAAATTAAGGAAACAGTGATTAATAACCCGGATGGCTCAATCAGGATCAGCAGGACAACAAAAGTTACTGGTAAGGGACAGCAGTATTTTATCAATAAGTTCCTTACATAAAGAAGTCCCACAGGAAGTACCAGTTCCCATGGGACAGCAACAAAAAATTATTTCAGCTACATAGTAGCAGAAAGTGAGCAGGATTGCAATGAAAAAAATCATTTCAGCGTGGATTGAACAGTTCATTGAGTTTGATTCTGAAATGGAGTTTGCGGTATTTGAGCAGAAATTGAAGGACAGCAAGAAAGGTTACCGCATCATTCAGGCTCAGAAATGCTCAGATGGAAAATATAAGATCCATATTATGAGACAGTATAACAACAATAGTTTCCCGGAAGGCGGTGAGGTCAAATGAAATTTGCTGAGAAATTAAAAAAGGCAATGCAGGAACTGAACCTGAACCAGCGGCAGGTGGTAACAATGACCGGGAAAAGTAAGGGTTCTGTGAGCCAGTATCTGTCAGGTAAACAGATCCCGTCAGAAGATGTCCAGAGTGCCATTGCTACGTCACTTGGTCTGGCTTCTGATTACTTTACCGGCATGGATCAGGAACTTCAGGTTATGCCACAGCTTGAAATCAGGGATGGCGTTATCCCGAGACTTGATGTGACGAAGGCGGCGAAACTGATGGGTATGAACCATAACACGGTCAGAAAAGGTTTACAGCAGGGTGTTTTTCCTTGGGGATATGCAGTACATACCTCTGACAACAGATGGTCCTATTTTATCAATGCAAAGAGATTTGCAGAAGTTGAGGGGATTGCCTTATGAACAAAATGAGAGAGTATGAAAGAGGTCGTGAAGACGGTCTTGATCTTGCCAGAAGAATTGTAAAGGAAGACCCTACGATTGAAGCAGGGGACGGGGCAATAGTATATGACCGTAAATTAAAGTCATATAAGACTTTTTTCACAAATGTTGTATTTTCTATTGAT